TCGCTATATATTCTCTTAAATAAGTTACATCTTGTTTCTGTAAAAAAACTGAATTACCCGTCGTCGCGGACGTGGAGTCAAATACTTCCACAGCTCTTATAAAGAGGGCGCCTGCTGGATTATTAATAGTATTGTCGTCTACGGCAAAATTTCCAGTTGCCATTTTTCTATCGGAATCCATAGGAAGATCATATAAAATTCTATTTTCTGCATTTTCTATAAATCTGCCTAGAATAGCACCAGTTAATACATTTGAATCTACTTCAGTATAACTTCTAATGTCACCTTCTAATGCTTCGAGTGTATATGCAGCCATAATTACGGTCTATCGTTTACGGGTCCACCGAAAACGAAAAATCCTCCTCCTGTTGCTATACTAGTAGCAGCGTTTGCTAAAGTAAAACTAAAACTATCACTTACGGGCAACGTTGAAGGTTGGCCTGCATAAGGAATAGTACTGTCAATCGTAGTAATTATATAGGATCCATAAACTTTTGCACCACTTGAATGAGCGTTGGCTGTAGTTGAAGTGGGAGTTTTTCCATCAGAGGGAGCTGCTGTCCCTCTAGTCAAACCAGAAAGAGTATTGGTCCCTGTATTATTCGCAGTATAATAAATGGTTTCACTATTGACTACGCCGGTATCGGCGTCAGTAGAAGTAATGCTAATATAACCAGGAGCCACGAATTCAGCAGAGCTTGTTAAAACTAAACTGGTTGCCGCTGCCGTAATGTCCCCATTTAAAGTTGTGCTTAAATCCAAAGTAGAAATCGCTACTCCTCCTACGGGTTCTTTAACCTGATAAAATCTAACCGCATCCCCGGTAGATCGTCCGTGTCTATTTTGTGCTACAATAAGAGTAGTTCCTACTTCAGTTGTAAAGGGGTTATCATTTAAAACAGCAGGTGTGGGTAAAGCAACTCTTGCGGGTCTTGCTCTTTGTAAAGCTTGAGGATCCGCACTTGTAGGTTTAGGTTCCAATTGGGGTTGTTTAGGTTCAAATTCTGAAAAATGAACCCATGCGCCATTCCATTCCCTTACCATTTCCAGATAAGGAAAAGCTAAACCAGATCTATCTGATATAGCGAGTGCATGTTTTCCTGAAGAAAATGTAGTCATGATTAAGCGTTAGGATAGTAAACCTTAGGAGCAATGTAGGTACTTGTAATGTCAGCATCCTCTTTTATGGCTCTAGCCAATTCATCCTCATAATAAAGTTTTAATTCTTGTGATCTTTGGGGTGCATTTTTTTGAGATAAATAAAATGATAATCCCGCTGTCATACATGGTGCAAAACGATAAGGTACATTACTTGCATTAGTATAAGCTCCAGCGTCTTGTATTCTTCTTACATAATATAAATTTAATTTATTTCCATCCTGTGCTGCACCAGGAGTTAGGTATAAAGTTAGAGTTGTTCGATCAATAAATCTTTGAATAAAAAAAGAAGTAGGTGTTCCTTTTGCTGTCTTATTAGAATAGCCTTGATACTGAGATCGGCTCACTTCAGTCATTGGAGAATCAACACTCGTAGAAGTAATTCTATAATTACATTCTAAAATATTATCCATTCCAGTAGCATGTTGAGTGACTGCATCGGCACTTGAATGGGTAGCCGCAGTCGTTCCATTAGATCCACGAACAGCTCCCGTAAGATTAGCTGCTCCGGTTGCTGCAGATTTTCCCGTATATCTAATCGTTTCAGAGTTAACCGTAATGGTTCCTCCTCCTTGATCAGCACCAGGCATATCTGTCACACTTGTTAAAGGAATATCCGTAACCGATGCATTAATTCCTGCAGATAAAGTCGTTGTTAATCCTTGAGACGCTCCATCGGATGGAGATCTATACGATGTATAAACATTCGTTCCATCTACTAAAGTAAAACCTTGATTAGCTACTTCCCAATAATGAAGTCCTCTATTACTCCATTCAGAAAATAAAAGATTTAAAGATCGTTTGGCTGTTTTTAATTGATAACCGGAAACATTTATAATTCCGATACGCTCGTAAGATTCTTCTACGATTTCATCAATCGGAAGAGTTTTATCGAAAGTGTATGAGTGAGAAGTAGTGTTAGCCATGTAACCCTACCCGTCATAGAACATCGTAGCGCTATCATACCCACTGCTGATATCTATATAAGCTCCAGCTTTACATAATACTCCATTATCAGGTATAAATGGTTCAACTGTACCAGCTGCTGCCGGTGCATCTATTTCCATTACTTTTGTTCCTGATTGAGAAGTGTTTCGTACAATTAAAGCGCCAGCGGTTGATGCCTTACTAACTCCATGCATTCCTCTAACTCTAGTTCTACCTGCGAATAGAATACCTGTAGTTGTACTAGTAGCTGTGAATCCAACTGTTACATTTCCTGTTAAAGCTCCGTCAACAGAAACTCCAGTCACAGTTAAAAAAGCTGCACTAGTAGTTACTGTAGCACTTGCACCTGGGCCTGTTATGCTTGATTCAGTTTGAGCGTCACCATTTGCATCTGTTCCTACAACTTCAAAGTCGTCTCCTGATTCATCAGAACCAGCAGATGTTATAGTTACAGTAGTCGCCATGTTAGAGCCGTCTGCTGCAACTCCACTTGTTACTTGAGCGCCATCTAAAGATAAGTCCGCAGCGCCACCAGTTGTCTGAGCCGCACAAATCCCATTAGGGTCAGCACTAACTGCTTTAAATAATTTCGATTTTACGTCTGATACGTTCGCCATAATTCAATCCTTTAATCTTCTAAGCTCCCGAAGGAGCTTAGAACAAATTTATTATCGTTGTTGGACCGTTTCAATATAATCCGTTGCTAAATGATTAGCATTCGTTCCAGAACTCTCAACAAAAGCTTTTAACTCTAATGCAATGTCATCAGGAACAGTTGTTGCTGCTTGTACACCAGAAACCGTACCATTGATGAAAAGTTTATACCGAAGAGCCGTTTGGCCTCGTTCCGAACCTAAAGGTTGGAATAAGAATCCCAATCTAACAGAGTTAGTCGGCATTTCAAAAGTAGTTGCATCTTGCGATGCCACAGTTGAATCTAGCATTGCAAACGTACTTCCTGCTTCTAACATAGTGAAGGAAACTCCTGCACTATTTTTTCTCGATAAAAACTGAATTGAAGTTGTACCTTCTAAGTGAGAAAAACCAATACAATCTGTTGGAACCGTTGCCGGATCAACAAATGCATTGTCAGCAAAACCAACAAAGAAATTGTAATCACTTACATCTGTAATAGCAATTCTAGTTTCGTAGTACCATAACTTGTTCGCATTATAGTTCCAAACTTCTTTACCAGAAATACCTATTGTTTCAGTATGGGCCGGAGCATTGTCTCCAAGTCGTAACCAACCACCAGCATAATCTACTAGTTGATATGCAGAACCTGATGAAGTTACGTCCCAATCACTTGCATTGTATATTACGAAGTCATTTTGATAAGCGACTTCTTGAGGTGATGTTCCCCCAGTTATTAAAGGTTGCTTGATACCACTAAATAAAGAAGTACCATTCTCTTTTCCTCTTACGTTTGTTACTCCACTTGAAAAGTGTGTTGTCATATAATCAGCGCCTCCTCGCGCCAGCCATTTTCCCTAAGTAAAAAATGACCAATTTATGAATTTAAATACTTAGTAATTTTTTATAGCCTACTTTTGCGTAGAGCGCAAGGTATCCCCGTGAATTTGTATGATTTTTGATAGCGCTTAAGTGGCTATCGAAACTTCGGCTTGGGCCTCGTTTATTTTAGTTTGAAGCGTTTGTTCTGCAAACTCTTTGGCAATGATCTCTTTGATAATATCCTGAATTTTTCTATTAATTTCAATCATTCGAATATTATGCTTCCCTGACTTCAGGTGCTCCTGTTGCCACTCGAGTTCCAAGGACCGTTTCGTAGTGTATAGGTCTTCGGTCATTACTAACCTCCTCATAGGTTATCCATTTACCAGTCTTACTAGTAAATCCATCTTTCTCGAACTTTACCTCATTTTCTCCCAGCTTGTCAAGGATAGATTTTTCAATACCAACAGCGGTATCTTCTGCTGAAACATCAAAGTCAGCATAATAGCCGTGATATCGAATTTGTACTCGGAAGTTTTTCATAGGTAATTTCTAGCTTTATTAAGTAAATAGGGCGGTTTTGAGGCCGCCCCATTAATTTTCTTTAAGTATTACGCACCTTCAACACCGTAAATACCTCTAGGGTCAGATACGCCAAAAACGTATCTTGCTCTAGCTTTGTATCTTACGTTGCCAGTATCGAAATCGCCTTCCATCTTAGTTGTAAGAGGGGCTCTATCGAAGTGTTTCATACCATTCGGTACATCTGTAGTAATATACCAAGAATCAGTATCTGTAAGGTAGTTGTTCACTCTGTATCCTTGAGGAACCATTCCCATAGATTTGATTGCATTGATATCATTATCAGCCGTTCCCACTCTACCTTGAGATTTAAATAATCTCTCAGCAGTAAATTGACTAGCAGATGGGACAATCATCTTAACACCTTTAGCAGCGATTTTTAAACCACGTTCATCAGTAAGCGCAGCAATATCAATTAATGCTTGCTCTAATGATGTTTCGTTTAAATCCGCTTGAGTAGTAAGAGTATTAGAAAATACTCCTGCTATCGTTGGGTGAGATGTACTAAACAATGAAACCGCATCGCCTGAATCATAGTTATCTGTTCCAGGTAACCCTTGAATCAGAGGAAATACTGATTTTACTTGTTTAGTGTTTGCCATCGATCTTGCCAATGCTTTTGTATAACGAGAAGAGAGTTTGTCGTATAGGTTATCTTCAATAGCTTCCTCAGTGATTGCAAAAGCGAGAGCAATTGTCTCGTTAGTGTATCTTGCTGTGAAAGTTTCTTCCGCTTGGTCAAAAGCAACCCCAGATCCTTCTGGTTTTACTAATGCGTTCGCGAAACCCGACAACATAACTTCTTCTTCAAAAGCTCTGTCAGATGACTCAGTAGTATAAATTTCAGCCGACTGATTTTCATACTGTTTGTACTCCAGGCCAAATAGTGCATTTAAACCTGGTTCTAGTTCTTTAACTAGCTGATTACGTGATATTGCCATGTTTTATGCTCCTATTATATTCCAATTGAGTTGCTACCTAGAATGTGACTACAAATCATAACTCTCCATACGCTTCCGCTTACAGATACGTCCTGATTAAGTGTGTCTCTAGATATTCCCAGTAACTTCACCTGATTTACCACAGTAGTTGTCACAGCTCCGATTGTGAAACCCGAAATATAATTCGGTGCTCCAGAACCAGCTGAGTCTACGATTGGCGCAGTATTTCCTACATTAGCCTGCGTCAGTGATGTTAAAGTTAGTACGCATTTCAAACATTGTTTGCGGATTGTCATTGACAAGAGCAATCATGTCTGTTGCAGCGTTACTAGGTGCCCAGTTGGACCATGTTGGCTTACTTGTAGTGGGATCAGTATAAAACGTCCCGTTTAGTGAACCTAGTGCATTAAGAACTCCAGCGCCTGCCGTACCTACGACAACGTAGCCTGTAGCTGCTAATAAAACTAAGTCCTGATGGTCGATTGCTGTACTTGATGCAGCTATCTTCCATTCGCCTAAACCGGCGTTATGATCACCCTGGTGTACGTTTCTTAAAGGTCTCAAACCGAAACCTGTCGTACTTTGGTTAGCCATAGTTTTCTCCAAT